AAGAGAGGGAGGGAAGGATTACAGAGTTTCAAATAGGAAAAGCAGAGAATTTAAATGCAGGAGACTCAGAATTTAAAGGATATATATGTAATGCTGGTATGTGGGATACAGACCTAACACAAGCACAAATACAATCAATTATGTGGAAAGATTACGCTAGATTATCTTCTAGCGAAAAAACAAATTTAGTATCATGGTGGAATTTAGATACAGCATATGATATAGATGATACAACTGAGGGTACTGAGACTACAAAATATGTTTTTGATGATCATCATGGAGGTGGAGATACTTTAGGAAGCGATGTTATGACAGGAGGCGATATGTCTTCTGATTCAGGCTGGGCACAGTTAGCTTCAGGCTGGTCAGTTAGTGATGGTAAACTTAGACGTGATTCAACTGATAGCTTTAATTCTGCTATTAGAGCTACATCTGGATTAACAGAAGGTTCTTTATATAAAGTAACAGTTGATGTTTCTACTACCAATGGTAATCCTTTAATAATATATTTAGGTGAAGCTCATAGTGGAAGTTTAACAGATAATATTCGAGGTCGTACACAAGTTGACGGTACAGTTGTATTTTATTTAGTAGCAGGAGCAAATGATAATATATATTTTTATAGTGGTTCAGGGGGAACTAGATGGTCTGGGACTGTAGATAATGTTGTTATTCAAGAAGTAAATGGAAATCATGGGGTATTAGAATAATGGCAGCTACAATACAAACAATTCAAAAACCAACCAGAGCTAGAGGGTTAGATACCTCTGGCAACAACAATCATGCACAAATATATTCAGGTAGAGCATTAGAGTTTGATGGTGTTAGTGATTATTTAGATATAGGTTCAAATATATCTATATCAACATCAGCTTGGACAGTTGCTGTATGGGTTTATATGCATAATTATCCAAGTTCAAATAATATGGTTATATGCAGCAATACTGATAGTGATGCTGATTCTGCAGAATACTTAGGTTTAGGTACTACTGGCCATATGAATATATGGGACAATCCCAATACTACTTACAGAAGCAGCAGCACAGTTATAGGAAAAAATATATGGAAAAGACTTGTTTATAGTTACGATGGTAGTGGAACTATAACATTTTATCAGAATGGAGTTGCAGATGGTACTGGTTCCTTAGATTCTTCAGACGATAAATTAGCGATAAAGGTTATTGGTTCGCTACATAATCAAACAAGATTATTTGATGGGAAGATGTCTGATTTTCAAGCATGGGATGCAGCTTTCTCAGCTGATGATGCTATGTATGATTATCTTAATCCAGAACAATTAGCACTAAATAGAAGTGGTACATCGCTAACTAACTCTAATCTTAAACTATGGTACCCAATGAATGAAGGACATAGAGGTAATCAGTCTTATGTACTTGATGCTTCTAATACAGGGCTTGGTGATGAAATTTTAACTAATACAGATATGTCTTTAGGAGATGATGGTAGTTGGGCAGGTCATAACTTAGACGGAGGAGATACTGATATACCTATCGATGAAACTGGCGAAACTGTTTATTTTACAGATGCTAAGTCATATTCTGGAGGTAAATCTTTGTATGTTTCTGTGAACCAGAATGGAGATGGAGTAAAAAATAATTCAGCAAATTCAGTAGCAGGTGTTACTTACAGAATGTGGGCAAGAGTATGGGTAGTTACTGGTACGGTTAATATGCATCCTGCAAATGCAGGATTTAAGGATGATACAGGAGTAGATTCTACTACTACTGGAGAATGGGAAGAATTAGAAGTATTTGCAACTTGTGATACTGCAAGAACCCCCAATAATTGGTGTATAACTCAGCAAGGTTCTGCTGATGCTGAGTATTATATAGATGCAATGTCAGTTAAACCTGTAAACAATAAAAACAACGCAACAACTGTATTTTATGGTGATGAGTTAATAACTGAGACCGCAAATCGAGAATTTTCGGGTAGCCCAAACTGGACAGGATATGGTTCACCATCAGCTGCTGAAGTAGATGGAGCTAAATTTTCTGTTGAAACAAATGGAGATGGTTCAGAAGAAGGTGGTCAATTAGCAATTTCTCATATTGATGGTGTAGGTGGTGCTCATCCTATTGTGGCAGGAAGAACATATAGAGTAACTGCTTTATTAGATTATGTTTCAGGAAATGCAGATGGAGTCTATAAATTTGTTTTAGGAGATACTGGAGTAAATGTAAAAGCAAGTGATGGAAGTCCAAGTGATGGGACTATTAATTCAACTGAACAAGAATATTATGCAGACATAACTACTACTAATAATACAGGTGCACTAAGAATAGATATAACTGCAGGGACTAATGATGAAGAAACTGTTTTTACAATAGATGATGTATCAGTTAAAGAAATAGGCACAGCAATGGGATGGACAGATGCAGACAAACAACTTGATATACCTCAAACAGCATTACAATCTTATAATCAATTAGCTTGGTTTGATGGGGCAGCTGATTATATATCAATAGCAGATCATAATGATTTTAGTTTTGATGCGTCTTCTCAGACGTTTAGTTTATCTGCATGGATATTTTGGAATGGAAACAATGGGGCAATACAGAGCTTTTTTGGTAAATGGGGGGCTAGTGCAAGAGAATGGTTATTTAGAATAAATGCAGGCAATAAATTAGAAGTTATTTTATACGATGAGAGTGAAGATGGCTATATAGGAATTAGAAATTCTACTAGTGTTGTTGCTGGAGAATGGCATCATGTTGTTGCAACTGCTACAACTGGTACTACAAATGCATCTTGTAAAGTATACTTAAATGGAGAAGATGTTGGAGATACTAGTAGTGATTCAGGAACATTTGTTGCTATGGAACAATTATCAGGAGTTGTTAGTATAGGTTCTGATACTCCATCAACACTTAGACCATTTAATGGTTCTGTTACAGAAGCTTGTATATTCGATAAAACATTATCTCAAGCAGAGGTTACAGAATTATATAATAATGGATTAGCTCTTGATGCTACAACCCATAGTGCTTCTAGTGATTTAATAGGTTATTGGAGAAATAATGGCGCTGCAACTTGGCAAGATTTAACATCTAATAATAGAGATGGTACACCAACTAGTGTAACAGACACAATGCTTATTACAGCAGGAGTAGATGGTTCAAGAGATTCACAAGGGTTCTTAATGAATAAGAAAAGAACTACTAATAGTTTGAATTTCCCAATGGTTTTAGGTGGAAATGATAATAAGGAGTATGCAGTTATACCTACAGCTAGCGGAACAGCTCCTGGAGACAATTTACATTTTGTAGGAAGACCTTTTTCATTTACTTGTTGGGTAAAAACTCATTATATAACAGGAGCAGCACAAATTATATTTGATAGAGGAGATGGAACTGATGGATATTTACTAAAAGTTTCAGCTTTAGGTAAACCAGTGTTTGTTACTGAAGAAGATGACACAGAAATATCTGCTTCAGCAGGCACTTCTAGTAATGGAGGATTATCTTCAGGTGTAATGACTAATGATACCTGGTATTTTATTGCAGGAACACATGAAGGTCTTGCTTCTAGTGCAGACCAAAAACTATACGTAGGTACCGCAAGCGTAACTCCAGTTCTTATTGTTACACAAGCAAGTGGTGTAGGAATGGAAACAAGTGCGGCTAATTTATATATAGGACAAAGATTTAATGGAGGTCTTCCTTATAATGGGGAAATAGACGACTTATGTTTCTATGATAATAATCAATTAACTTTAGCAGAAATAACAAGAAATTATAACGCAGGTAAAAGGAGTCACAGATAATGGCACATTATGAAATGTATTATTGTATACCTAGCAGTGCATTTAATAGTGCTGTAGGTGACAAAATAAAAGGATTATATCCAGTAGTAGAATCAGTTGATGAGCAAACTGGAGAAGTAACTTATAAATCAGCACCTACATGGTATGATATTATTATGAGTGGAAAAGTAGGAGCACCTAGATATTCGCATGATAAATCATATGTTGTTATTAAAGGTGAATGGTCTATGAAAGATGGAGTGTTAACAGAATTAGTTGGATTAGGAAATGGAATAGACTATCCTAACTTTAGTGTTTTAACTAAAACAGAAGTTCAAGAATTAGTAAACAGTTCACTATTTACAGGAGAATAAAATGGATCTAATAGAAAGTATCAAAAAACATGAAGGATATGTAGCTTCTGTATATAAAGATAGTTTAGGTATAGATACTATTGGGTATGGCTTTGCTATAAAGGATTTACAATTAGATGAAGATATATGCGATATGATCTTAGAGAGAAAATTAAAGGATTTAAACGATAGTATAAAGATAAAATTTGATTGGTATAAATATATGCCACCAGAAATAAAGAATATAGTTACAGAAATGTGTTATCAATTAGGTGTAACAGGTTTCTCAAAATTTAGAAAAACAATTGCTTACTTGCAAAATAAAGAGTGGAAAAATGCATCTATAGAGATGCTTGATAGTAGATGGGCTAAACAAACTCCTAATAGAGCAAAAGAAATGAGTAATAGAGTAAAAAAGTTAGGAGAATAGTTAAAATGGACGTAGATACGTTAAAATCGGCAATAATAGGCGGAGGTGGTATGAGTATTCAATTTATGGAAATGTTGCCTGAAATGATACGTTTAGGGGTTGGAATAGCTACTATAGTATATTTTGTTTATAAAATAGCATTAATAAGGAAAGAATTAAAAGGATAAATTATGGCAAATACAGCTAGTTTAAGTATAAGTGCAACAATGTTACCAGATGATATAAGTAAAACAATATCTAATTTATCTGCTTCTTATACACCAGCAGATGCATCAGAAGGTTGGTATTATAAATTAACAGATATTACCACTACAAGTAGAGATTTAATAGCTAGTGATGAAGATTCTGGAAATGCAGTATTTATGCAAATGGGATCAACTAAAGCTATGGGTGGTGTAGCTACTGCAACTGCATCTGGCGCAATAGATGGATCTGCTGATCAAGTTAAATTTGTTTGTGTAAGACATATGGGTACAACTGATGATGGAAGCACAAGTACAGATGAAAGTATATATATTGGTATAGGTGTTACTGCTGCTCATAATACTGCAGCATGCATAGAAATACCACCTAATCAAATTTGGTATGCTAGATTTAATACGTTAACTATAGATAGTTTACATGTAATATCTGGCGATGCTAATGGTGGTGGTACTGGTTCAGGAACTATACAAGCACAAGTATTTGCAATATTACATGATGTAGCATAATGAATAAAAAAAGGAACATATTATGGATAAAGGAGTGGTTAAAAGGGTCATTGTTACACCCGACAAGCATTTTCCGTTACATGATCAAAAGGCTATCAATTGTCTTAAAAAGACTATTGAGATTGTAAAGCCTGATGCTTATGTTGACTTAGGTGATGTAGGAGAGTGGCACGCATTTAGCGCATGGAGGTTTAAAAGAAAAAAAGCTCCTCCATTAGAGTATTTAATAGATGATTTTGAAAAGGATGTAAAAGATGTTAATGATGGGATGGATCAAATCGATGAGAGCTTGGATAAAGCAGGTTGTAAAGAAAAGCATATTACTGAGGGTAATCATGACAATTGGCTTAATATGGCAGTTGAAAAGTACCCCTATATTCCTCAGTATAGATTTGCTTCTGCTGTTAAGCTTGCTGACCGTGGGTACAAATACCATCCGTTCGGGAAACATCTTAAAATGGGAAAACTATACTTTTATCATGGTCATCAATATGGTGGTCAATATCATACTGCTAACCATATTAGGAAATTAGGATGCAATGTAATGTACGGTCATTGGCACGATTTACAACAAATGTCAGCGACACATATGGATGGACCAAAAAGCGCATGGAGTATAGGATGTTTAAAAGATATGGGGCCAAAGTCTAATGAGTGGTTGGCTAATAGAAGAATTAATTGGGCTCATGCTTTTGCCATTGTTGATTTTTATAAGGGTGGTTTATTTACGGTACATATCATCCAAATGATAAACGGTAAAACCTCATTGTGGGGTGAATTAATAGAAGGATAATTATGAGTGAATTTAAAGAAGTAGAACAAGATGGAGTTGTTTATAATGTTGAACTTGATGATTCAGGTAATATTTTAAATATTAAACCAATTGATTCTAATATAAAAAATAACTATGAAGCTAAAACTGGTAGAGATATGGTTTTAGATGTTTTAAATGATTCCTTAAATGATAAGATATTTAGTTAGGAGAAGTTATGGCTAGAAAGATGTATACTAGAGATGCTGATGGGAATATAGTTTTAAAAGAACAAGGTGGTTCTGGACCAGTATATAATATACCTGAACCTATAAGTAGAATAGGTAAAATTATACCTCAAATATACCAAGATATTAAATCTGGTGAAGCAACAAGTGAATTTTCACCTGCAGCTAAATTTGTAGGTAGAGGTATAAAAGGTGCAGGTAATGTTGCTAAAAAAACTGTAGAAGGTGCTGGTGAAGCTTTAATGACAACATTAAGTGGAATTTTAAATTCATTAAAACAAGAAAGAAGAAAAGGTATAGAAGTTTATAATCCCCAAAGAAAGGGTATTACAAAATATAATATGGGCGCAGATCCAGAGCCTGTTGTAGGTCCAGAGCCTAATGTTAGTTATGACCCGTATGGAGAAGAAACTAGTGGATATGATGATTATTCAGGCGAAACTTTAGGTGATGTTAATGAATATGACCATGATACAGATTATTCAGGTTATACAGATATATTAGAAGGTCCAATAGAAGAGGTTGAGCCAATTAATGCAGTTGAAGTGAATGAAGTTTTGAATAATCTTGTTCCGAAATCCCAAAAACAAACTTTAGATACTATTGTATTAAAAGGGAAACAAAGATATGATGCATTAGACCAAGCAGGTGTTTTCCCAGAAATTATTGATTGGGCTGTAAATCACAGAAGGTTACCAGGCTTATCATCTAAAAGTGATAGTTGGTTTGAAAAGATAGCTTCTGGTGAAATGACACCAAAAGATTACAGAATAATAATGAGAGCTTTACAACATTCGTATGATACTGGAACTGGTGATAAATCTAGTATTGATTTATTTAAAAGCCTTATTCCAATATACACTATAAAGCCTAATGCTTAATGGATATTTTAACAATACTAGAACAATTTGGAATACCAGTTGCGGTAGCGATGGCGTTCGGATTTTTTATATGGAGACAGAACAGGTTCATTCAGGAAACTCTAATGACAGAACTAGACCAAGATTTCAAGAGGTTGGAAGGTATTATTATTAAGTTGATAGATCAACAGAAATTAGTACAAATGGAACAAAAGAAATTAAATGGTATATTTAAAGCGCAAGTTGAAATTATTGCTAGATTAAGCGGTAATGGCTTAAAAGATAAGTTTTTAAGAATGATGGAAAAAGGTGGAATGGTAGATGAATAAAACTGAAAGATTTAAAATAGAAACACCTATAGGCAGTGTTGAAAGTGATAGTGGTAATCATTTTGTAGATATTGCCAGTGTAATGCTTATTATTATGTGTGTGTTAATGTTTAAAAAGATTTGGAAAATGAAACTATGATAATTCCTAAAATGCTCATAAACGCAGTTGCTAATAAATTAGTAAAACATTTTAAATTAGATAAAATAGTTAATTATGTATTTGAAGATAATGAACTAGATGAGAAGACAAAAGAATTAGAAAATAGAATTAAAATAATAGAAAGTGTAATAAGTAAAGAGGAAATAATGGATTATAATAAAAAACCAAAAAAACCAATTAAACCAAAAAAACCAACTAAAAAGAGGAGATACTAATGTCAGGATTTGGTAAAATAGTCGCTGGATATATATTCAATGACGAAATGAAAGATAAAATGATAAAGAAAATGAATGAGAATGTAGACATTCCATTTATTTCAGAAAAAACAGAAGAAAAAATCTTAGATGCTATTTGGGACAGTGTTGAAGAAGTTGTTAAAGAAGCGTTAATAGAGGATTAGTAAATTAGGGGGGGTGTGTTCCTTGTTTATTGTATCGGTTGGATTGCTATGATAAATCCTCCCCTAATTGAATATAATTATGCCTAAACAAATATTAAAAATAACAGATTTTCATGGTGGTTTGAATAATAATTCAGACCCTAGAGATCTTGAAGATGATCAATTGTCACAAGCTCAAAATATTATGGTTGATAATTTAGGTAAAATGCGTATAATGGGTCAAGAAATTGATGGACATGAAGCTCATGCAACACCTAATGTTGATGTTGAACCAGGATATGGTTTATTTGCATTTAATCATGACAGGACTTGTGGTCATATTGATGAAGGTGATTTAAGTGGTACAGCTACTTCTACTGATATTTCTGCTAGTAGTGATGTTTTAACTGATAGTGCTGCTAGTTGGACAGCTTCTGCTTTAATTGGAGCTACAGTAAAAAATACTACAGATGGTAGTAGTGGAGCTATTACAGCAAACACATCAACAACTGTAACTGTTGGTGGTGAATTAGCAGATTATTCTGGAAGTGGTGATGAAAGTTTTGATAGTTCTGATGCATATACTATTACTGATTTTCCTACTACTGGAGCTAATTATCTCGCATTAGCAGATACAGATACTAGTGGTGATATTTATATATATTCTAAACAAGCTAATGGAAGCGGTTGGGGTGCTACTAAAATATTAAATTTAGGTAGTACAGCAGGTATGAAGCCTTGTTTTTATTATACTAGAGGTGCATTAAGAGTTAGTGATGGTTCTTTTGCTAATAGTAATAAATGGTGGGGTTATGTACATACTCAAGCTAAATCTGTTACTTCTAATGGAGGTGATACAGAACAAAATGAATCAAATTTAAGTGTAAGTACTTGGGTTTCTGGAGATCAAACTTTATTAACCCCTGTTGCTACTACTACTGCACCACCAGAAGCAAATAGATGGTTACATGGTACTGGAGGAAATGATGAAGTACCAAATGTTAATGGAGGTTCATTTGTAGTAAATACTAAATTTTATGCAGGTAATCATTTTGGTACAAATTATTCAGGTAATTGGAATATGTTGGAAGACGCAGATAGTAATGCATCTATATATTACTTATATTGTTCTTATGTTTATGATAATGGACAAGAGAGCAAATTATCTAGAACAAGTAGATCTGGAGGTATATACGATACTGGAGATGATGGTTCTCCAGATAGGCCTTGGGATGATAAAGTATTATGGTTTGATTTGAGAATAAGTAATAGAAGTCAATTAGTAGATAAAAGGATTAAAGGTATAAATTTTTATTGGAATAATAGCGAATATTCACCTTCAGAAAGATATTCT